TAATCAATCTAATATGACTGCTACAACATTTCGTGTTTATGGAGATAATCAAACTGGTGCAAATGGTGGTACTTATGTAGCCTACCTCTTTGCACACAATAATTCTGACGGTGAGTTCGGCCCAGACAGTGACCAAGACATTATTAAGTGTGGTAGTTATAGTGGAAATGGTTCTTCTACTGGCCCTGTTGTTGATCTAGGGTTTGAACCTCAGTGGCTTATGATTAAGAATGCATCATCAAGTGGCCCTTGGGTTATGTTAGACAATATGAGAGGTTGGCCTGTCACAGATGATGTTACATATAATGATCATATGCTTTGGGCTAATACTGATGACGCAGAGTACACTACAGTAAAACGTGCAAATATTACACCAACTGGATTTCAAATCAGGCAAAGTAACAGTCAAGTAAATACAAACGGCAACACCTACATCTACATGGCAATACGCAGAGGTCCACTAGCTGCACCAGATGATGCCACTAAGGTTTTTGCTATTAGTCAGCAGTTAAATACTTCTGGCTCTACACCTTCTTATAATTCTGGTTTTCCTGTGGATATGGCTATTAACAAATTTACAACTGGGACTGATGCAGGGTTATCAGATAGGTTAAGGGGTGCAAAAGACCTACTGCCAAGTAATAATATTGCTGAGTACGCCAACAGTGTAAAAACTTTTGATTACATGGATGGTTATTATAACCCAGGCGCAGGAGCTAATTCAAATTATTACTCATGGATGTGGAAAAGAGCACCTGGTTATTTTGACGTTGTTTGTTACACGGGCACAGAAAGCAATAGAACTGTAAGCCATAACCTTGGTGTAGCACCTGAAATGATGTGGATAAAAAGTAGAAGTCAGGGAGGTTCTACTTATACTTGGCAAGTCTATCATTCTGGTATGCATAGTACTCCTACATCAGTATATCTGACTTTGAATACTACTGATCCAATATACGGTGGTGGATCGGCTAGATGGAATAGCACGGCTCCTAGCTCAACTTCATTCAGTATAGGAACAGGAGATGTTGTTAATAAATCTGGAGAAACCTTCATAGCCTATCTTTTCGCTACCGTATCAGGTGTAAGTAAAGTTGGAAGCTACACTGGAACAGGAGATGCTTCAGCGCAAACAATAGATTGTGGCTTCAGTTCAGGCGCTAAAATGGTTATTATAAAATGCTCTAGTAATAGTGGGCAATGGTACATTTTTGATGTTGACAGAGGAATTACCAACACTGTGAATGATGGTGTATTAATGTTAAATAATACTACCGCACAAAGTCCTGAAAGTAGTGCCTTTGGTGCATCTATTGATGCAATACAGCCCGATAGTTCTGGTTTTAAAGTCCAATATGGTGACTTAAACCAAACTGGTCGGACGTTTATTTTCTATGCAGTCGCATAATCAACTGACAAAAAGGAGTATCAACTAATGTCAGAATATCGTGAAAGGACAACAGGCGAAGTTAAAAGCCAAGGCGAGTGGAGAGCAGCCTTTAAGAATATGTCTCTACCTAGAGTATGGACGAGTGGCGTCTGTGACGCAATGAATATTGATCCAGTACTAGCATCTCCTGCTGCTACAACCACAGCATATCAAACAAGTGTGCGTGATGGTGTAGAGCAAGATAGTGAAGGCAACTGGGTTGAGAAGTATGTCGCAAGGGATATGTTTGCTGATACCACAGATGACGATGGTAAGAAGACTACTAAGGCAGAGCATGAGAAAGCTTATCAGGCTACACTAGATGCTAACACTGCAGCAGGTCATCGTAGTACACGAGACAGCAAACTAGCTGAGACAGACTTTTATGCATTGTCAGACGTAACAATGTCTAGCGAAATGACCACGTATCGCCAAGCCTTGCGAGATATTACAGCGCATGAAAACTGGCCTAATTTGGAAGATGCTGATTGGCCTACTAAGCCGTAGAGGGATAAATTAATGCCTCTCATACCGTTAAATATACCAAAAGGCCAATACCGAAACGGAACAGACTTGATGGCGCAAGGTCGCTGGAGAGATGTTAACTTAATTCGGTGGCATGAGGATGCTTTGCGTCCGATAGGTGGATGGCGTCAAAGAGCAAGTGTAGATATTAATGGCGTTGCGCGGTCTATTATAGCGTGGGAAGACAACACTAATAATAGGCGTTTAGCTGCTGGCACATATAATAAATTATATACAATAAACGCAGGAAACGTTTTAACAGATATAACTCCTACTGGACTAACGGCAGGACGTGTTGATGCAACTATTAACACTGGATATGGCGCAGGAGTTTACGGTTTTGAGGAATACGGTCTTCCACGGTCAGATAATCAAAGTATTTTAAAAGCTACAGTTTGGTCGCTTGATAACTGGGGGGAGTATTTACTTGCCATGTCTCCAGACGATGGGAAGTTGTACGAATGGCAATTAAATAATGCTGTTAAAGCGGCGCAAGTTTCTAACGCTCCTACGTCTTGCTCTGGGTTTATGGTAACAGAAGAAAGATTTGTTGTTTGTTTTGGCGCAGGGGGCGATCCGCGAAAAGTGCAATGGAGCGATCAAGAAGATAATACAAGTTGGACACCAGCAGCAACAAACCAAGCTGGTGATTTAAGAATTCAAACAAACGGCACAATTTTAAAAGGTCTAAGGACAAGAGGGCAATCTTTAATTTTAACTACAGAAGATGCCCACACAATGACATACCAAGGGCCACCATTTGTTTATGGTTTTGAGCGTGTTGGTACTTCATGTGGGTTAATTGGTGTAGCTGCTGCTGTGGCAGTAGACAATGGCGTGTTTTGGATGGGGCATCGTGGATTTTTTATATATTCTGGTGGTAGGGTGCAGGATGTTGCGTGTGATGTAGGAGATTACGTTTTCTCTGATTTTAATAATGACCAAAGAAGCAAAGTAAGTGCTGTTGTTAATTCTTCATGGAATGAAATATGGTGGTTTTATCCAAGCTCAGATAGTACAGAGTGCAATCGTTATGTTGCATACGATTATTCCGAAAACATTTGGATGACAGGCTCTATGGATAGAACGGCAGGAGTTGACCGTGGGGTTTTTAGAAATCCAATGTTCATAAAAAGTGACGGTGAATTATATGAGCATGAGATAGGTTACAGTTATGATAGTGCTACACCTTTTGCTGAAACAGGGCCAATTGCACTAGGTAATGGTGATAATTTAATGAATGTTGTGGAGCTAATACCAGACGAAAAAACGCAAGGTGATGTTCAGGCAAAATTTAAAACAAGATTTTACCCAAACTCTAGTGAAAAAGAATTTGGGCCTTTTAACATGAGCAATCCTACTTCTGTAAGATTTCAAGGTAGGCAAGTTCGTATGAGAGTTGAAGGTAATGTTGCTACTGATTGGAGATTAGGCATTATGCGTTTAGATGCGCGGCAAGGTGGTCGTAGGTGAGAATTGTACCACCATATACACCAGATATACAGGCGTGGGCAGAAAACATTAGAAAGTTTCTTGGCAAAGCCCTAAATCAATTAGATGCAAAAGATCAATATTCCTCTGCTGCTGAAGATGGTGCATTGCTTTGGGATAGAACGCAGAAATATGTTGTTGTAGCTTCCAATGGATCATTTAAACAAGTTGCAACAAAACAAACAACGCCAACAGCAAATATAGGTTCGGCTGGAGATGTAGCTGGAATGATTGCATGGGATACTAATTATATTTATATTTGTGTTGGTACACACGATGGATCAACTGCAATTTGGAAAAGAATTGTTTTAAGTACATGGTAAAATTATGAAAGATTTTATTTTAAGCGATGATTTAGAGCGTTGCAAACCTTGGATAGAGGACGCATTAGAGTATTCTAATGGAACACATAACTTTGATGACGTTGTTCTTGGCATTGCGGAAAGTAGGATGCAATTATGGGCTGCACCAAAGGGGTGCATTGTCACAGAAATTGTGGTATACCCACAAAAGAAAGTATTACATTTATTTTTAGCTGGTGGTAAATTGGATCAATTGAAAGATATGAACACTGATATTACTAACTGGGCAATTGCTCATGGGTGTACTGGTGGAACTTTAACAGGTAGGTTAGGTTGGAAAAAAGCACTAGCACCGCTTGGTTGGAAATTAATTAACGCGCAATACGCATTGGAGGTTTAAATGGGTGGTGGTTCGCAACGAGAAGAAGTAATTATGCCAGAATTTGCAGAAACAAGTATGCAACAAGGCTTGGGCATGGCTAGAGATTTAGCACCTCTACAAGATACATATACTCCTTTGTATGGGCCACAAGTTGCTGCATTGTCTCCAATGGAACAGGCTGGTATTCAAGGTACAGATATGATGGCTGGTGCATTTGGTATGCCTACAGCTGGTGGACAATCGTACTTGCCACAAGCACAAACATTTGAAGGTGGAATACAAGGTTATTCGGCGCGTCCAATGGTAGAGGGTATGATAGATCAATTTAAAACAGAGCGCCCAGGTCAAGCTGAATATCGTGAAAGTTTTGGGCTTGACCCTGTAACTGGGGAAGTAGGATCACGCGCACCAGAAAACCAGCCTGTAGAGTTAGAAATGCAAGGTGGCGGCGGTGGGAAATAGGAGATAATCATGGGTTCATCAGGTTCAGGTCAAAGGCAAACATTACCAAGCGGTGGTTTAGCAGGGCAAGGTGGAAGCACACCGACAGGTCAACGCATAAATACTGGTTTAGGCCCACGACCTACTGGTTTAAAACTTCCTGATGGTGCTATGCAAAGGGCAGTAATGCCCCAAGTAGATGACTTTCGTGCAAGAGGTGGGCCAGCTATGCCGCCTGGTATACGTCCACAACAGCCTAATATTTACCAACAGTCAGCGCAGTCTTTAGGCCAAGCGCAACGTACTATGGGGCAACTTTCAAGGTTTTCTCCACAATCTATGAGGGCAGCAGGAGCTAGCCCAACTGCTACATTTAGTGGGGCAAGATTAGCTCCTACAACTACTTATGGTGGCGCAACAGTTGCACCTACACAAGCCTACGGTGGTGCAGAAATAGAGCGTACAATGTTGCCTCAAGCTGCTCAATTAGGTGAAGTAGAGCGTTATTCTGGTGCAACTATTGACCCTATTGAACGGGCTCGCGCAGCACAACTAGGATCAGCACAAACTATGCAAGGCGTTGGTGCGGTTCAAGCAGCGCAAGCTCCAAATCAAATTGATGTAGACCGATTACAAACAACAGACGTATCTAAATATATGAACCCTTATGAGCAAAGGGTTGTTGAGGTTGGGCAACGAGATATAGAACGTCAACGTCAAATGGCATCAGAAAACCTAGCTGCTCAAGCGCAAAAGGCAGGGGCTTTTGGTGGTTCTAGGCAAGCTGTGCAAGAAGGGGTTTTGGCTGGTGAGGCGTTGCGGCAAGCAGGGGCATTATCGGCACAACAAAGACAAGCTGGTTTTCAACAAGCTGTTGAAAGCGGAAAATTTGATATTGGATCAACCCAACAAGCAAGAACACTTGCAGCACAGCAAGGATTTCAGGCTGAACAACTTGGTCAACAAGCAAGGGAAGCGGCTGCTTCTAGAGATCAGGCGGCAAGGGCTGGAAACATGCAAGCGGCTAATCAGTTTGCTCAACAGCAAGCCCAATTAGAACAGCAAGCAACAATGGCAAATCAATCTGCATTTAACGCTAGGGCGCAAGCACAAGCTGGGTTAACGCAAGGAGCTGGTTTAGCTTCTATGCAAGCTGCAAACCAATTTACACAGCAACAAGCACAAATGCAGCAACAAGCAAACATGGCAGCAGCAGCACAAGAAGCATCAAGGGCAGGGCAACAGGCTGGGCTAACGCAACAAGCTGGATTAGCAGGGGCAGCGCAAGCTGCTGCTAGGGCTTCCCAACAGGCTGGATTAACGCAACAAGCAAATTTATCAAGTATGGGTGCTTTAAACCAAGCAGCAGCAACTCAGGCTGGGTTTACGCAACAAGCAGGGTTATCAAATCAAGCGGCAATGAACCAAGCAGCACAAGCACAAGCAGCGCGTCAACAAGCAGCAAACCAAGCAAACTTTCAAGGCCAATTTCAAGGTGCTGGGGTACGTCAAGGTGCAGCAAGCAATTTAGCCAATTTAGGTCAACAGCAGTTTGGCATGGGGCAACAAATACAACAGCAGCAAATGCAACAAGGCGCTTTACAGCGTGGCATAATGCAAGGGCTTATTGGTGCTGGTCAACAAAACTTTGGTCAATATACAGGTGCGCCAACAGGTGGTCTTGGCACAATGTTAGGAGCTATTACAGGTTCAGGCGTACCAGGAACAGCAGGGTCAAACACAAGTTTTAATCCTGGGTTGTTTAATTATCTGCAAGTAGCATCACAGTTTCCAAGGTAGGAGAAAAAAATGACAATGAACCCTGATCCACAGCAAAGCGGTTTGTTAGGTTTTTTTCAGCGCATGAGAAAGCCAAACGAGCAAACTGGTTTAACGCCATTTCAACAATTTGGTGCTGCTCTTGATCCGTTGATACTACCACAAATGAGGGCTGGACAACAAATTAGAGAACAGGGCGCACAGCGTGTTGCTCAAGGCAATAAAAATAAAACCATTCAGTTTTTGCAACAAAAAGCAAGTCAAGGTGATACTGTAGCTGCTCAAATTTTAGCTGGTTTGGAAAATAATAGTTTAAGCGTTAAAGATGCAATGTCACTTTACTATAATCAAGTTTTCGCAAAACCAAAAGGCATTACGGCAAAAGATATGATAGGTATGCAATCTACTGCAAGAAAAGAATTTACTGGCTTACAAAGAGTTAAAGATTTTGATAGTATTGCAAGCGCGTATGGTAGAATTGTTGCAAGTGTAGAAGATCCATCACCTGCTGGTGATTTGTCACTAATATTTAATTACATGAAAATGCTTGATCCTGGTTCAGTAGTTCGTGAAAGCGAATTCGCTGCGGCTGCTGCTGCTGGTAGTTATGGTGATAGATTACAAGGATTTATTTTAAACATTAGAGATGGTACAAAATTAGCTCCAGCACAACGCGCAGACTTTGTTAATAGAGCTAACTTGTTGTACGGAAAAGCGGAAGGTTTGTATGATGAAACAAGAGGTGAATATATTCAATATGCAGAAGATGCTGGGTTAGGTGGTGAAAAAATACTTCCTGATTTTAGATTTAAAGGCGATAAGCTAGGCACACCAACAATTTTACAAATACCAGCAACGCCAGATGGTTATACAGATGAACGTTGGACAGAAACTTGGCGTACCCAACCAGAGCAATGGCGTAAAGATTATTTAGCTGCTTTAGATCAGTAAGGTATAAATATGAGCAACCAAAAAAAAATATTAGAATTATTGGATGAAGTGCGTGACGAAAATAAATCAAGTACCGTAGACAATAATACACCTGTTCCAAAGCAAAGATTAAGAACAATAGGTCAAGGTGTAACATTAGGATTTGCAGATGAGCTAGAGGCATATACTAGGTCAATGATGACAGGCAGACCTGTAGAAGAATTATTAGAAGAAATACGGGGTGGTCTTAAATTATATCAAGAAGCATATCCTAAATCAGCGATGGGATACGAATTGGCTGGTGCTGTTGCGCCTATGTTAATACCTGGGGGTGCTCCAGCTACAATGGGTAGATTAGCAACAAGGGGTGCTGTTGAAGGTGCAACATATGGGTTCGGTACAGGTGAGGGTACAGAAAATCGTTTATCAAGGACTTTACCAGGCGCAGTATTTGGTGTTGGTGGTTCGGTAGTAGGTGGTAAATTATCAGATGTGGGAGCAAAAACCTTTGAGGCATTGATAGACGCGGCTAGGCGCACAACAGGTAGGCGTGGTGCTTCAGTCGTAGAAAATGAAATACAGCGTATAGTTGAGCAAACAGGAAAAACTCCAGAAGAAGTTATGAAAGATATAATTGATGGTAAAATATTAGCAGAAAATAGAACTATAGCAGCAACTGTAAAAGCTTATAGAGGTAAAGGTGGTAAAGCAGCTTCAATAATTCAAAGTGCTTTAGAAAAAAGACCAATGCAGTTACGAAAAGCTGCACAAGAAAAGTTAAAGACTGAACTAGACCCAATCGGTGATAGTGGGCAAACAGCAGTGCGCAATCGTGCCGCTAGTGAGGAATTAACAGCAGCAGCAGAAAAACGAGGTTACGCACCTTTTAAAGCGCAAAATGTTTCCAACGCTGTTTTGTCAGAATTAGAAACAATATTAAAAAACAACCCTGATATTGGGCAAATTCTCAACAAAGCAGAAGGACGTTCAGGTAATAATTTGTATAGGGTAGACAAAAATGGAAATGTTATTTTTTCGCGTAGACCTAGTGTAGAGGAAGCAGAAAAAATTAGAAGACAATTACAAAGAACAGCAGACAGTGAATTTAAAGACCCAATAACATATGGTGTTGGTGAAGAAACCCTAGAGTTGGAAAAAGGTTTACGTTCACTTTTAAATACATCAGTACCTGATTTAATGACTACAAGAGCGCAAGCAGCAGCAGTTAGAACAAACAGAGATGCTTTTACAGCAGGGCGCAAAGCACTTAGTGGAGATGTTAACGAAGTAATTATGGAAATTGAAGATAAGTGGGCTAAAAATCCACAAAGGTTGCAAAGTTTTAAAACTGGTTTTCTAGCGGCATTACAAGGTAAATTTACTACAGGACAAAATAGAACAGCATTAAGAAAATTACTGCAAGAAGATCAAAAAGAAGGAATGTTGTTACGAGTGCTAGTGCCAGATCCCAGTGACCAGGCTAAGATTTTGCGCAAATTAGATATTGCGGTAGAAAGCGATGATGTTGCACAAATTGTATTAAAAAATACACAAACAGCAGAAACGCAAATGGCAGCAGCAGCCATGAACAGAGGTGTAACACCAGCCGAAAGTATGGCAGCAATAGGTGGTGATGTTAATTCTATTTTATCCATAACTAGAAAATTTGTTGACAGTTTTAGCAGAGATTTATCAAACGCAGAACGTGCTAAGATTGCAGATATTCTAGTTTCTACAAATCCTCAAATAGTTTTAAGGGCACTAAAAGATGAAAGAGGCATTGCAGAGTTTCAAAAGTTTGTAAATAAAATTACTCCTTTAGTTAAAAAAGCAGGGGCAAGGGCAGGGCAGCGTGAAAGCGCAAATATTGGCGCAGACTTTTTTTCTCCAGTGTTTGAAGAACCGATTAGACAGGGAATTGGATTATTGGCTGGAGGGATGCCACAATGAGATTAGAGCCATTAGATCAAACACAAATTGAAAGCATTGTTTCCAAAGCTATTGAGGATGCCGTGGATTTCATAGAGGCTGAAATATCTCCAAGAAGGATCAAATCACAAAGGTATTTTGATGGTGAAGTAGATATAGGGCATGAAGATGGACGATCTAAATGTGTTGCTACAAAATGCAGAGAAGTAGTTCGTGGCATAAAACCATCTATTCAACGTATTTTCTTAACAAATGATAAGCCTGTAGAATTTGTTCCTAGAGGGCCAGAAGATGTAGCATTAGCTGAACAGGCTACTTCTTATATTTCATATAAGTTTCAACAGCATAATGGCTATAAAGTTTTAAATGACCTTTTTCAAGATGCTTTAGTTAAGAAAACTGGCATTGCATATGTTTATTATAATGAAGAAACAGACCAAGAAATCCACACTTTTACTAATTTAAGTGAAGAAGCTTTTGCGTTGTTGGTAGAAGATGATGAAGTAGAAGTTATAGAACATGAAATGCGTATGAGCATCAGTGTAGATGACATGGGCATAGACATAGAAGTTCCAGAGCATGATGTAAAAATATCAAGAACAATTCCCAAGGGTGATATTTGTATAGAAAGCGTACCACCAGAAGATTTCTTTGTAGATCGTAATGCTCGTGGAATAGATAATTTCTATATTTGTGGTCACAGCACAGAAATGCGTGTAGGTGATTTGTTGGCTATGGGTTTTAGGCTAGAAGACTTAGATGGTTTAGATGGTGGTCAATACAGCGTTGTTGATGATGAAGCAGAATTTGCTCGCAGAGGGTATTCTGTAGATGAAGATAGTGATGAAAATATTACTACAGCTTCAAAGAAAATAACCGTTACCCAGGCATATATGGAATTAGATATTGAGGGTACTGGAATACCTAAATTGTATCAGTTTATATGTGCTGGCTCTATCTACAAAGTATTAAACTTTTATGAGGCTGATAATGCACCATATGCTATATTTGAGTGTGATCCAGAGCCACACGCATTTTTCGGTACAAGCTTAGTTGATTTAGTAATGGATGACCAAGATGCTGCAACTTCTATGTTGCGTGGTATTTTAGATAATGTTGCATTAACAAACAATCCTGGTCTTCAAATTATGGATGGTCAGGTAGCCGTTGATGACCTTTTAAATAACGAGATTGGGCGCATTGTAAGGGTCAAATCACCAGGTGCGATAAGTGAGATGGCTGTGCCATTTACGGCTGGAAGTACATTGCCAGCGTTGCAGTATTTTGACCAATTGGTAGATAACAAAACTGGCGTTTCTAAAATGGCGCAAGGGCTAGACCCTGATGTGCTTAAATCCTCTACAGCAACAGCGGTAGCTGCTTCTATGGAAGGTCAAACAGGCCAAGCAGAAGTAATTGCAAGGAACTTTGCTGAAGGTGGCATGAAACAACTGTTTTCATTAATGCTAGAGCTAATGGTTAAAAACGCAGACGGTGAAGAAATGATGCGTTTAAATGGTTCTTTTGTACCTGTAAATCCAGCGGCTTGGGAAACAGACATGGATTTAAGTGTAAATGTAGGCATAGGTACAGGGCGTGAAAATGAGCGTATGGCAGCATTACAGCAAGCGTTTGCCATTCAACAGCAAATTTATAATACATATGGTGCTACCAATGGTATTGTTACTCTCACACAAATGAGAAACACAATGGCTGACATGTTGGCTATTGGTGGTGTAAGAAATGCAGATCGTTATTTTATGCCAATGACGCCTGAAGTAGAGCAGCAAATGATGATGCAACAGCAGCAAATGATGCAGCAACAACAAATGATGCAAGGCCAACAGCCTGATCCTAATGCTGCATTTATGCAGACAGAGGCAATGAAAGCGCAAACAAAAGCCCAAGTAGATATGTCTAAAGCTCAAATGGATATGCAGTATAAAATGCACAAATTAGGCATGGATGACGATTTATCTAGGGATGAAATGGTGCAAGATTTGGCTGTTAAAGTTGCTGAGATTTTAGGTAAATACGGCACTGCTGTAGATACGGCTAGTATTAAAGCTGAACAAGACGCAAGCAGACCACATAATGAACAAATGATGGGTATGGGCGTTGGATATTGAGCAAAAGGCCAAACGGTCTAAATCTTTATTAGAGAATGATTGGTTTATGAAAACCATGCAGAATTTGCGAGAACAACAAATGAATGTTTTTGCGAATAGCGCGGCTACGGAAGTAGAAAAGCGTGAAAAGGCGCATAGTATGATACTAGCGTTAAATGCAATCCAGCGTGAACTACAAGCGGATATAGACGCTCTCACGCTCATAAGAGGGAAGGGAAAGCACCGTGGAAACGACTAACCCCATCAATGGCGATGATTTACAGGCGGTTGCCGATAATTTGATTATAGAAACGCCAAATAATCCTGAGAAATCTACAGAAGAAGTTGTAGAGGCAACTGATGACGGTCAGACCGAAACAATAGAAGATGCAGAAGAAGTACAGGATGACGTTGAAGCCCAAGCCAACGAAGATGATTTGGGTGAGGAATACGAAGAAGCTGAACAGGACGAAGCTCAACGAGAGCCTGTATACACCGTCAAAATTGACGGAACGGAAAAACAGGTAACCTTGGATGAACTTAAACGTGGCTATTCAGGGCAAAAGTATATCCAAAAGGGCATGGCTGACACTGCTGAAACTAAAAAGACATTAGAACAGCAACAGCATCAAATTGCCCAGGAACGCCAAATGCTTATGCAGATGGTACAACAAGTGCAGAATGGCAATGTTCCGTCTATTCCTGAATATCCGTCTGAGGAGCTACAAGCTAGCGACCCTCTAGGTTACTTAGAGAAAGAGGCAGAATATCGTCGTGCCGTAGACAAGCGTCAACAATTTGACCAACAGGTTAATTATGTGGCGCAGCAAGAAGCGCAACAAAGGCAACAGCAGAACAATCAGTTTCTAGAACAACAGGCGCAACGCTTGTCGGAATGGATGCCTGAATTTGCTGATCCTGAGAAGCGTAACGTGTTTATTCAAGATATGTCTTCTAAAGCAAAAAAACACTACGATTTAACAGATGAACAAATCGGAACTGTTAAAACTGCTGAAGAAGTCCGTATATTAAATGATGCGTTAAAATGGCGAGATTTACAGGCTAACAAGGGCAAGGCTCAACAAAAAGCCGAAGGCGCTAGGCCAGTAGTCAAACCAGCAGCTAAACGTGCGGCAAATTCTGGGCGAGTATCCAAAGCTAAAAAAGCAGAGGCAGCAATGAGAAGAACTGGTAGCATTGATGATGTTGCAGATTTTCTTATGAATAACTAACTTTTGCATGAAAGGATACAGCAATGGCTGTTACAGCAAATACAAATGAGACTTATGATGTCTCTACAATAAGAGAGGATTTAGCTTCTGCTATGGCCTCAATCTCGCCAACGGAGACTGTTTTTATGTCTGCTATTGGCACACGCAACGTTGACAACACTTACTTTGAGTGGAGTGAAGTTGACCTGGCGGCTACTGGCGCAAACAGGCAGATAGAGGGTGATGTGGGATTATCTAACACAGCACCAACTAACGCTGTTCGTAAGGGCGGATATACCCAGATCAGTGCTAAGGTTGTAGAAGTAAGTTCAACCAATCAGGCAGTCAATGGGGTGGCAAACGCACAAACTGTTGCAAAGCAAGTAGCTTACAAATTAAGCGAACTGAAACGTGATATGGAAGCAATGCTTCTAGCAAACGTAGCAGCCGCTGTAGGCTCATCTGGTACTGCTAGACAAACAGCAGGGCTACCAGCTTACCTTACTTCTAACGTATCTCGTGGTTCAGGTGGTGCTAATGGTACTACATCTGGAACAGGTGAAAGTGGTTCGGTAAACGCAGCAGCAACAGATGGGACTTTGCGTCCTATAACAGAGACACTTCTTAAATCTGTAATTGCAGATTGCTGGAGTTCTGGTGCTACGCCAACTATTGTTATGTGTGGTTCTGCACAGAAGCAAAAAATATCAACTTTTACTGGTAACGCAACACGCTTTAAGGAAGCTGAAGATAGCAAACTTAATGCTGCTATTGATGTATATATCAGTGATTTTGGTGAGCTTCAGATAGTGCCAAACCGTCATATGCGTGTAAGAACAGTGTCTAGTGTAGATTATACACCAGATGTTTTTGTTCTTGATCCAAACTACGCGGAAGTTGCTTATCTACAAACAGCAAAGCAAGAGCCATTAGCGAAAACAGGGTTGTCAGAAAGACGCCTCATTTCTTGCGAATATGGCTTACAGGTGACTTCACAGAAGGCACACGGGGTTGTTGCAGATATAAACGCATCATAATATTAAGGGGGGCAGCAATGCCCCTCTACCAATGGAGTTTTATATGAAAATAAAAATTACTACAGATAGAAATCCTTGGGCTAATGGTAGCCCACGTGTAAAAGATGATGAAATAGAATTAGATGACGCTGAAGCCAAAGCTTTGATAGATGCTGGCATGGCTATTGCGTATCCGTTTATTAAAGCCTCAGAGCTTAAAGATATGGATTTCAAACCCAAAAGGGCTAGAAACGCAAAAGGTCAGTTAAAAGCAGATGACCCAAGTACTCCTGACGTAAATGAAGCGTGGGAAGGTGGAGAAGGTCCAGAATGAGCAATACAGTATTAAATACCTCTTACCACACAGAAGATGGAAAGCTTGTTGTAAAGCGCTCTCAGGACGTACAGCGCA